AGCTGGTTCCGACAGATTAGACGGAACACCCGACTTTACAGTCGCAGCGCCAGTACCACCAACAATTACAGCAGGTGGCAGTGGAGAAACAGAAGGATCACTGTCCGATTATTTCGGAATACCAACAAAAGTAGCAGGATTAGAATTCAGCGCCCTATGGCATAGAGCATATACACTCGTCTGGAACGATTGGTTCCGCGATGAAAACCTGCAAGCACCAAAAACATTATTAACAACCTCTGGAGCAGATGCTACTACGTATGCATTATTAAATAGAGGAAAAAAACATGATTACTTTACATCAGCATTACCATGGCCCCAGAAAGGGGCAGACGTAACAATACCTTTAGGTACAAAAGCATTAATTGATTATGATGGTACACTTAATGATGATATTAACTCTAGACCTACCGTCGGAACTTCTGGCGGAGTAAATCAATTAGTGACTAAATCTACAGGTGAAGTTTATGTTAGTAATTTACAACCACCAAATAATACAACTAATCAATTATATGCAGACTTAACTGATGCAACATCAGCAACAATTAATCAACTTCGATTAGCATTTGCAACACAAAAATTTCTTGAAATACAAGCTCGAGGCGGTTCAAGATATATCGAAGTAATAAAAAATCATTTTAATGTAACTAGCCCAGATGCTAGATTACAACGACCAGAATATCTGGGTGGCGGAAGCTCACCGGTTAATATTAGTCCGGTCGCACAAACATCGTCAACGGATGCAACAACACCGCAAGGTAATTTATCGGCCATAGGAACAACAGTACTTAGTGGCCACTCTTTTACAAAGAGTTTCACTGAACACACAATAGTAATAGGTATGGTATCTGTAAGAACAGATCTAACATACCAACAAGGACTGAACAGAATGTTTAGTAGAGAAACAATATACGATTACTACTGGCCAACGTTGTCAACGATTGGCGAACAAGCAGTCAAAAATAAAGAAATATATGCACAAGGCACATCAGCCGACGAAACAACGTTCGGCTATCAAGAGCGTTATGCGGAATATAGATACAAGCCAAGTTCAGTAACTGGCAAATTCCGTTCAAACGCAACGGGAACCTTAGAATCATGGCATTACGCTCAGGAATACGCATCATTACCGTTACTCGGAGATTCATGGATACAGGTAACAGACACAAACGTACAACGTACACTAGCGGTAGCAAGCGAACCTCAATTTATATTTGATTCGCTATTTAAACTTAGATGTACAAGACCAATGCCTGTTAATAGCATACCTGGCGGAACACATTTCTAATGTTTGATTGGCTAGGAGGAATACTAGGCTTCGCCGGGCAAGAACGCGCTAATGTAGCGAATGCCCGCCAAGCTGCCAGACAAATGGCACATCAAACCGCTAGTACGCAAAAACAAATGGACTTTCAAGAGAGAATGTCCAATACCGCAGTCCAACGCCGAATGGCGGATTTAAAGTCTGCGGGAATTAATCCAATACTCGCCGGTAGCAAAGAGGCAAGCTCACCGGCCGGCGCATCATCAGCCGGCGCACAAGCGCGTATGGAAGATACAGTCGGCAAAGGTATAACTGCCGGTAAAGTTAAAGCTGAAATGAAACAAATGGAAGCAACTCGTGAATTAACCGAGTTACAAAAAGCACAAATATTTCAAACTTTACAAGAAAGAGATGGCCTTGAAGTAAAAGGCCAAATCGATAAAGAAATAATGTCACAACCATTATATAAATACGCAAGAGCCTTAGAAATATATGGCTCTGCTGCAAAGCCATTAATGGCACAACTTAGTGCTTTATATGGAATAAACAAGTTTGCCAAATATAACAGAGGAGGTAAATTGTCCTCTGGACGAGGCTCTAACCCTAAAGGGTTTAGAGGGGCAATATTCAACCCAAAAACAGGTGAAATAAGATAACTATGACTAAAAGAAAAGCCACTGGCGTACCAAAGAACACATTTCGTTCAGCCTACAATTTAGGCAACGAAGATTATAGTGAGTCGTTTAATGACGGACTCACAGAACAGCATCACACAGACCAGTGTGATATTAACAAGATATTAGCACAATTCATGGAAACAGGAATTATGCCAAAAACAAACGCAAACCCACAATACGCAGACGTATCAAATGTGGATTTTCAAGAAATGCAAAATACACTAGCAACAGCAAAAACATTGTTTGAAGAATTACCGGAACAAGTGAAGGCTCGCTTCAACAATGAAATGCACACATTCTTAAATTTTGCAGAAAATCCAGATAACCTCCAAGAGATGGAGGAAATGGGTTTAGCTGTTAAAAACGAGCGTTTAGCTCAGGCTCTACAAGCAGAAGCTGGGGAGGAAACAACGTCCCTCCCAGCAGGCAAGTCGGATGGATCCGACGCGGCAGAACAGTTGTCTACTTGATACAACTGTAACGACTGACACCTTTTAGGGGTTAGTCGTAAAAATAACCTCACGAACTAAGGAGAGTGATAACAATGAGAAGACCTAGAAAAATGAACTACAAAAAATCAAAAAGAATGTTCTCTCGCACAGCAGCAAGAACACACAGAAAAAATTCTTTAAGAGGATCACGTCCAATGAGAGGCGGAATCCGACTATAAAAAAAGGAGCAACTATGCCATGCTTTCACCCTATAACCGCTTATAACAAAGTAGGCGGTGGGCTTACGTGGAAACTCCACGAATCAAACGGAACTAAAACAACCGTAAGCTGCAAACAGTGTACTGGATGCAGACAAGAATACTCACGCCAATGGGCGTTAAGAAACATGCACGAAGCCAGTCTATGGCTTAACAATATATTCATTACGTTAACATACGATAATGAACACCTACCTGAACACGGAACATTAGTAAAAAAAGACTTTCAAGACTTTATGAAAAGGCTTAGAAAGAAAAAAGGTGCAAACCAACATCACCCAATAAGATATTATCAATGCGGAGAATACGGAGATAAATTTGGCCGTCCGCATTATCATGCAATACTATTCAATACAAATTTTCGCGATCGCGAAATAATACAAGGACAAAAAGGTTTAACTCAATCAGAAACATTAAGCAAACTATGGGGCAAAGGACATTCATCCATTGGAGACGTAACATTTCAATCGGCGGCATATGTCGCCGGTTACGTCCAAAAGAAAATTAATGGACAAAGAAAAGATGTAATAAACCAGTCAAATGGATTAAAGCATTATGAAATAATGACACCAAATGGCGAAATAATTGAAAAACAACAGGAATACTCAACAATGAGCCGGCGCCCCGGCATAGCGGGGAGCTGGTTCGCCAAACACAAAAATGACGTTTACCCGTCAGACAATATACATATTAATGGAAAAGAAATGCGACCACCCAAATATTACGATAGGTTATATGAAATAGAATATCCAGAGGATATGGCGCAAATAAAAGAGAGTCGCGTAAAGGAAATGAAAAAAACAGCTCACTTACGCACACCCGAGGCTTTGCGACAAGCAGAGAAAACACATAAAGCTCGAATGAGCATATACAGGAGAAATAAACTATGATACTATGCAAATACACAATATATGATTCAGCACTTGAAGCATATCACCAAGATTATAGCTTGGAAAACGATGCGATAGCGTTAAGACAATTCGCCGATATGGCGAATGAAGAAACACAAATTGCCAAAAATCCGGAGGATTATTCGCTTTGGCGAATCGGCACATTTGAAACAACAACCGGAGAATTAACACCGGAAGAACCCACATGCATTGCAAAAGCACATGAACATGTGTTACAATCGCCAACAAGCACAAAAGTTAAAGGAAACAAAACAATTCACTAGGAGAAAATAATGCCCATGAAAAACCCTCACAAATACAATACAAGAATCGGATCTGCTCAACAACATCAGTTTAGCGAAGTACCACATGCCGATATACAACGTTCAACATTTGATAGGAGTCATGGGCTAAAAACCACATTTAATGCCGGCGAATTAGTACCAATATACGTAGATGAAGCATTGCCCGGAGATACATTTTCATGTAATCTCACAGCATTTAGCAGATTAGCAACACCAATACATCCAACCATGGATAATGCATTCATGGATACCCATTTCTTCGCAGTCCCAGTACGACTCGTTTGGGACGATTTCGAAGAATTTATGGGAGAAACAAAAACATACAAAGCAGCTGGTTCCGACAGATTAGACGGAACACCCGACTTTACAGTCGCAGCGCCAGTACCACCAACAATTACAGCAGGTGGCAGTGGAGAAACAGAAGGATCACTGTCCGATTATTTCGGAATACC